ACAGCCGCGCCACGGACGCCGCGTCCTCGCGGAACCGGGCGCGGGCGGTGGTATAGAAGGGCGCCTCCTGCCGGTCCATCTCCTCCATCTGCCGCACCCAATAGCGGTACAGGATGTGGTCCTCGTCGGGCTCGCCGTCCTCGCGGTAGAGCGGGGCGCGCAGCACCTCGGGGTGGTGAACCCACCACGGACGCCCCTGCTCGTCTACCAGGGGGCTGGCATTCCGTACCGGCGCACCAGCGGGAGCCGGTGCCGCATCGTCCGCTGCCACCGCCGCCACGGCGACACGCGCCGATAGGGCGGCACGACCTGCCGGAACACGTTGCGCCGCACGGTCACCCAGCGCCTCCTTGGCTTCGTTGATGACGGCCCGCATCCCATCCAGCCCGATGTCGCCCACCACCAGCCACTTCACCTGGGCGATCACGCCCGCGATTCGCTTGTTCGCTCGGTGCCGGGCGCCCCACGCCTCGCGCAGCCGCACGGCCCGCTCCTCGGCGGGGCTATTGGGCGCGCCGCCACGCTTGGCCAGCGGGGCCAAGATGGCGAACTGCCGGTTCCCGCGGACATTGCCGCCCTTGCGCCAGATCTCGGGGTACTCGCGCTTCAGGGTCTCGGCCTCGCCTACGGGAAAGCGCCCCCACTGGCTGTTGCGCAGGCTGACGGCCTTGTTGTCGCCCTTGGCGGGGAAGTCCGTCGCCGGGTCGGCGCGGTCCTCCTCCCCGTCGTCCAGCTCGTCGTCGTCCTCGTCGTCCTCGTCCTCCAGCTCCTCCTCGTCTGTCTCGCCCTGCAATGCCGGGGGCGGGCCGTCCTGCGCGGGGGCCTGCTCCATGACCGCCCGGGGGTCGATGACGGCCACCGCGGCGGGGGTCAGCGTGGCCCCGGCGGTCACCAGAATCGTGTCGGTGGGCTCAGGGATCGGGGACAGCCGCAGCGCCCGCCGCGACTCCTCCCACGTCCTGAGCCCGTCGCGGAACTCGGCCCGCACTCGGGTGCTCGTGGCGCTGTCGTCCTCCACCAGCTCGCGCAGCAGGTCATGGTCGTAGGTGATCCAGACGTCCCCGAACTCGGGGGCCAGCCAGTGGTTCAGCTCGTCCTCGATGGCCGCCAGCATGGGCTCGATGGTATGCTGCACCAGCCGCGCCCGCGCCTCGATGTATTGCGCGCCCGACAGCCCCGCGTCCGACGTGGCCGACGCTATCCCGATCATGCGCGGGTCCACCCCGAAGGCGGCGCAGATGTCCTCGCGGGACACCCGGCGCAGGTCGGGAAACTCCAGGTCGGATAGCGTGAACCCTAGAGGCTTGATGTCGCGCACGGCCCCGAAGAAGGCGGGGGTGCCCCGCTTGCCGCGATCCACCACCCGGGCGCTGTACCGCTGCTGCATGGCGGTGGCGTCATCCTGCGTGGCCTCGTCGGCCAGCAGCACGGCAAAGGTCGGGGTGCCGTCGTTGGTCACCACCTGGCGCACGTACTTCGTCGCTTCGTTGTCCGCCGCGATCGACGCCAGCGCCGTGGCGCCCCGGGGGAACCCGAAGGCGTCGGGCGTGAAGGGGCGGGGCATCTCCAGGTCGCGCACATGGATGATGTCCGCCACGTCCCGTTGCACGATGATGCCCGACCAGTTGGCGTAGTCGTACCGCCGCGGGTCGCCGTCCGCATCTACCCACACCGACTGAAGCGACTCGGGGTTGATCGCCCCCAGCCGACGCGGCAGGCCCTGCCCGCTCGGGCCGCGGTCCATCTCCAGCATGGCGTTCCCGTAGCCGAGAAAGTCCACCGCCAGGCGGGCGCGCATGGTCCGGGCCGTAAACCGCGGCCCGGGGTAGTCCAGCAGCCGCTGGAGCGGGTGCGACTCGGGCACGCGGCTCTCGTAGTCGCCCCGGGCGCGCAACACGACCAGCGGCACGGACGCCACCACGTCGGCGATGACCCGCATACAGGCATGGACCACCGGATGCTTGCTGAAGCCCTCGACGCGGATCGACGCGCCCTCGGGCTTGTACTCCTGGGGATTGGCCGTGCGCACGAGCGACATCTGGGGCGTCCCGCTGGCCAGCCCGTTGGGCGGCTGCCCGCTGCTTCCGGCGATGGCCGGGAAGTTGGGGTACACCAGCGGGATCACGGCGCGGCTTGCGTCGGGCGCGGTGATGTCCCCGCGCAGCGCCTTCAGGGCGAGCCCCACGCGCTCGCGCAGGGTCGGGACGGCCACAGGGGCCGGGGCGTCAGCCATGGTCCGAACGCTAGGCACAGCGTCTGCCATGCGCCACCCGTCTAGTTGACTAGACCACGAACGCTTCGACCTGCTTGAGCATCAAGCTCGACAGCGCCCAGACCAGCGCGTCCACGCGGTCGGGGCTGCCGTCCATGGCGTCGGGGCGGAAGCTGCTCATCTGCTGCTCTAGGATCGGGAGCTGCCCGACGTGGAACACTCGCCCTTCCTGGTACAGCGCATAGACCGGCTCGGCCCGGGCCAGCTTGCCCTTGGTGGCCCGGACGTCCACGATGCGGACGCCGTGCGCCTTGTCGCCCTGCGCCGCCAGCACCGACCGCACCATGTCCCCGCCCTGGTTGACCTCGGCCACGATGCTCGCGCCCCACCGGCGGGCGGCGTCAATGGCCACGGCGCCCCACTGCGCGGGGCTATAGCGCCCGCTCAAGTCCTCCAGCACGTAGCCGCGGCGGTCGCGGCCCAGCCCCACGACCACGATGCCCGTTTCGTTGCTGGCCGTGTTGGCCGTGACGGCGGGGTCCACCCCGACCAGAACCCTGGCGAAGCTGTCGGGCGGCTGCTCCACCCGCGCCCGCACAATGTCGGCGCCCGTCCATAGCAGCCCTTCGGTGGCGTGGGTCCACTCGCCCAGAAAGACATGGGCAAACCGGGCGGGGTTGGTCTCGCGCAGCCGCTCGGCCTGCTCGATGAAGCTGGGGCTGAGGTTGTGGGCGTTCTGCTCGTAGGTGGTGTGAACGTACAGCGTATCAGCCCGGGGCTGGGCCACGAACCGCTCGTAGAGGAAATGGGCGCGGGCGGCAGGGTTGAGCACCAGAATCACCCGGTTGGGGCGTCCCACCTGGCGGATGCTATAGTCGATCGTGTCGAAGCTCTTGGCGTCGACCAGCTCCTCGGCCTCGTCCAACACCCAGGTGGTGACGCCCTGTATCGACTTGAGCCGCGCCGATTGATTGCCGCTGCTGGTCTTGATGCCGCGGAACAGGATAGCCGAGCCGGTGCGCTTGTTGCGGATCGTGTCGCGGGTCACGTCGAAGTCGTCGGCCAGCCCCAGTAGCTCGATCTTGTCCACGAACTCGGGGATGATGGAGATGGACGCCGCGACCATGGTCCACCGGGTGAACAGGATGACGTGCCCCGGCTCGTAGGTCAGGTTCAGCAGGAACAGCGCAATGTGAAAGCTCTTGCCGCTGCCGCGCCCGCCCGTCAGGAAGGCATAGCGCCACGACGGGGCGGGGTTGAATAGCGGCTGATAGGCACTCAGCAGCTCCAGCGGGCGGGGCTCACCCGGCGGGCTGGTCATCCATATAGATGGTGAGGATGTGGTCAGTCGCGGGCCGTGCCCAGCTCCACCGCAGACCACGCGCCTTGAGCCACGCCTCGATACGCTCGCGGCTGTACACGTTGCAGTAGGTGCCGTGGGCGAGCGTGCGGTCGATGACCACCGAATCTTGGTCGCCCTCCCCGAGCTGGAAGAACACCACGATGACGGCGCGGCGGGCGTGGGCCAGCAGCGTCTCTAGGGCGTTGTGATACCCCGGGAGATGCTCCAGCACATGGCGGCAGTATGCCACGTCGGCCTGCCCGTAGTGGTCCACGCTGGCGATGCTGCCGAGCGCGACCTGCGCCCCGAGCCCCTGCCCGTAGGCGACCAGCTCGGGGGTGAGCTCCACGGCCCGGTAGCCGATCCACGGGTGGGCGCGCCAATAGGTCTGGAAGTCAAGGAAGGTGCCGGGGCCGAACTCCAGCACGGTCTTGGCCCCGAGCGTCTCCACTTGCTGGAACACGGCCCGGCGGCTGTGCGGGTCTGACTGTTCCAGCCAGCCCGCGAAGGTGCTGCCGGTAATGCCGTGCGCCTGGATGTGGTGGGACCACCAGACTTCGTGGGGCGGGCGGGTGGCGCTGGTCGGCTCGGTCACTTGGGCGGCTCCACGTGGGGGACGGTGATCCAGCTAATAGGCGGGGTGGCGATGGGCTTGTCCCCGCTGGTGACATCGGTGCGCTGCACGGCCTTGCCGAAGGCGCGGTCGAGCAGGGCTTCGGCGGCGCGGACGTCCCCCTTGGTGGCCTTGGCACGCAGGGCGCGGATGGTCTGCTCTAGGGCCGTCATGCCGCCTTCTTCTTCGGACAGCACGCGGGCGAGGGCCTCGCGCAGGTCCGGGAGCTTGGGCGGTCCCTTCATATTGCGGCGCGGATCGTGCCCCGGCTTGAAAGGCTTCAGGTTGGCTAGGCTCGCGGCCGGTCGCTTTTTCTTAGTCACAGGTTCCCCACAGCTAGAACGGGCGGATGGTCGGGATGCCGATGCCCACGATCCGCGGCATGGGCGGGACGGGCGGCACCTCGGGCGGGTGGCTGGGCGGCACGTCCCACGGAATCGGGCCGACCGGCTTGTCCTGCCACGCCCGCTGGTCGCGGTAGGCCAGCACGTCGGCGGTGTCGAGGTGCAGAACGATGCGCTGGGCGTGGGGCGGGCTCACGACGATGGTGCGGAACACCGGGGGGACGGCTTCGCACAGCTTGTGGACGGCTTGGCGTGAGACCCCGATGAGCGCGGCGGCTTCCGGGATGGTCAGCCAGGCGGGGCGGCTGGGCAGCGGGGTCGGGGTCATAGTGTGAAAACTAGTGGGCTAGCCGTGCCGGTAGGTATCGCGGACGATAGCCCACGCCTCCTCGGCGCTGCGGGCGATCTCCACGCGCCAGCCGCAGGCGGTGAGCTGCTGGTGCCACGCGAGCTGTTCGGGGGTGGGCTTGGTGCGCTTGTCCGGGCGCTTGAACTCGATGGCGAGCCCGACGCACGGGGTGCCGTGGGGCATATGCCCGGGGCGGAAGCACAGCCAGTCGGGCACGCCCCGGCTGACGCCTTCTGCCTTGAGGATGGATGCCTCCACGATGCCACGGCGCCCGCCGTTGGGGACAGCGCAGGCGGGCCAGTCGCGGGTGCGAGGGTCGAGCCGCCAGCGGGCGACGAACGCGCGCTGCACTTCGGATTCGGGGTGGCGCGGCTTGCGTGGGGCGGTGGCGGGGGCGGTCATACCCACGTTTCCGGGCTCCGGCTGGCGATTTCGCAGCACAGGTCGGACAGCCGCTCGGCCAGCGGCAGGGCCAGCGGGATGGACCGGCGCCCGTCGCGGCGGGCGGCGCCGACCTCAGCGGCCAGCCATGCGGCAGCTTGCACCACCTGCGCGTGGGTCAGGCGCTCGGGAAGGGCGGGGGTGTGGGGGCGGCTCATGCTGCCGTTTCCTTGTTGGTTCGCGATCTTCTCATCCACTCTCGCTTTTTCTCTTTTTGCCGTGCTACCCATTCCTTGTCCTGGCGCTTTTTTTGATACCAAAACCGTTTAGCATACTTCTGGTTCTCTTTGTATGCCGGGTCGCTTCGTTGCTGTGCGGAGTATGCCATTCTGCACGCCGCACAAAACCGCATAGCTCTAGCTTTGCCTTCGATTACAACGCGCCTTGTAGTATAGCCGCCGCCACATTTCGGACACGCCATTTTTTTGACGTGCCGTTCGCAATAGCCTTTTATGCCATCGTTTGCGTTATGCCATAGCTTGTGTTCGGATGCGGTCATGGGGGCACAATGCGCGGGATTTACGCAACATGGGTTCTTGCACATGTGATGCAGGTGCTGTGCGCGGCTTAAAGCATTACCGGCTGCCGCAAAAAACACCCGATGCGCCGCCCTTTGCCTTGGCTTCTGTTGTAGGCCTTGTTTAATCCAAACAATGCCATATCCGCGTGTCGTGCGAGACGCCATCCATTCCCAGCAAAAAGTAACCGGATTGACGCGTACTGACGGGTGGGAAGCATCAAACACCGTGCCGCTCACGCGCCCCCCTGGCGGATGCGGTCGATGAGCTCGGGCACGGTCACCTGCCGCAGCACGGCCAGCCGCTGGGCATCCGTGGCAATGCGGCGGCGCTGGTAGTACGCCTCGCGCTCCTGCATGGCCTGCACGACGGCGGTCAGGTCATGCACCTGGCGGGCAAGGATGGCGAGCACCTCGGGCACGTCCTCGGCGGCGAACGGGCCGAACGTGTCGGGCTGGGCAGGCAGCTCGGGGTGCTCAGTCATGGCGAGGGCGGGTCAGACGGCGGCGAATGGCGTCGGCGGTCTCGATCAGCAGCCAGTACGCTTCGTGCAGGCAGACCGCGGCGCCGACAAGGGCGAGGGTGCCGACCAGCCACCAGAGCTGCTGGGCGAGGGTGATGGACACGGGCTCGGTCATGGGGTCTTGCGGGTGTGGGGGCTTCGGCGCACGCGGATGTCATATGCGCGCAGCCAGCGGCTGACGGTCTTGGTGCAGCGGCCCAGCGCGTCGGCGATCTGCGGCAAGGTGTAGCCTTGCGCGGCGAGCGTGGCGATGCGGGCCAGCTCGGCCTGCGAGAACGGTTTACGGTTCATCTCGGTGGCCTTGGGCAGCTCGGCCACGGGCTGCGGGATGGCGGGCACCTTGACCCGCTGGGCGGCGTCCAAACGCCAGGCGCTGTGCCGCTGGACGGCGAGAAAGACGTGACGGTCGTGGTCGTGACGGCTGGCCGCGGCCATCGCGGCCCACTCCTCCCGCGTCATCGGCTCGGGCAGCCCGCCCGCCTCGGCCTCCTCGCGCGTGAGGCGGCGGCGGTTAGCGCCCGTGCCGGTGGGGATGCGGTCACCGGAGCGGATCATGCGTCCTCCGCCGTGTTGTTAGAAGCAGACGAAATCGGCAGCTTGCCGCATAACGTTAGCAAGTTGCCACCGGCACACTCAAACTGAAATTCTATTGAGTTGCCATGCGCCCTAGGCGAAGGGTCGATCCACCTCACAATGTACGGGCACACCTTGCATTGCTTGTAACTGTGCCGGACGCTGTCACCGGAGCGGATCATAGCGCCACCTGCTCGCGTGTGAGCGTGTAGCCGTCAATCTGTGCCACCCACGTTTCGGCTTGGGTAGCGGACGCGATTTCGCACATCGTCCCGAGGCGATTAAAAGGAAAGACCCCGGTTTGCTTGCTCATCCAGTCGTCGTTTGCCCACACATCATCTAGTGCGCTGCGGTAGCTCACCACACTCATCCCGATCACCCTCCCTTGCGGGTCGCGCACGACGTAGGCTTCGATCACAGGTCCACCTGCTCGCGCTTGATGGTGTAGCCGTCATGCTCTGCCTCAATCGCAACGCGCCCCCAGCCCGAGTTTTCGTTTTCGCACCCTCTCTTGAGGGGCCCGAACGCCGCCGCTGGCAGCCTGCCCCCAAAAAAAGCACCGACAAGCGCGGTGTTGTAGCTAGAAACACTCTTCCCGATCACGCGCCCTTGCGGGTCACGCACGATGTAGGCCTCGGTCATTGCCACCCCCACCGGATGTCCGGGTGCTGGGCATGGGCCACCAGCGCCTGCTCGCCGTAGGCCTTGATCTCCTCGGGCATTGCGTAGTAGTCGAAGCCGCACGCCACCCACGACCACAGGTAGGCGGCGAGGTCGAGGGCCACGGCCAGCCCGTAGGATTGCCGCCACACCCGGCGACGGCGGCGCACGAAGTCCAGGACATGCACCAGCTCGTGCCCCAGCAGGATGTCGCTCGTCTCGGTCATCGGCTTGCGCAGGTAAACCGTGGTGCCGATGGCGGTCCCGTCCGTGTGCAGCAGCCGGGGCAGCCAATGCTCGGGGCGCAACGTGACGGTGACCGGCTCGCCGTCGAACCGGGCGCGGATGGTGTAGCGGATCATGCGTCACCGTCCAAGGCGCGAAGGGTGGGGCAGGGGTAAAAATCCCAGTCGCTGGAATCGCTGGAATGGCAAACCACGCAATGCGCGCCCTCAAGCGTCGGTCGGTGCAACGCCCGCACCCGCTCAATGGCGGCGCGAAGCATGTTGATCCCCCGCCCCATGTTGAGGCGTATGCTGCGCAATTCATCGTTCTCCATTCGCAGCCAAACGATCTCCGCCAGCAGCACCGCCTCCCACCCGCTCTCCAGCGTGGAGCTGGGGTGCTTCCGCAGCCACTCCTCCACGCGGGCGACTTTGTCGCCGTACCCGCCGCGGTGCGAGCCTTGGAAGGCGCCGTCCGCCTTGGCGTCGGTGGCACGGTCTGCCGGGTCGCCCGGCTTGATGTCAGCGGTCACGGCTCGCCTCCACCGCCCGCATCACCGCCTCGGCGCGGCGCCGGTCGTACTCGATCTGGGCGGCGCGGGCCTCGCGCACGCGGCGCGCCCACGCCATCGCCAGGTAAAAGGCGATCCCGCCCAGCCCGATCAGGACCAGCGGCACCGCGTCAGGGTGTAGTCGCATCGTCCGTGCTCTCCCGTGAAGGTTGGTCCTGCTTGGCGTCCAGCAGGGCGGTGACGATGGCGAGCGCCACCACCCCAGCCCAGATCACCAAAATCAGCGCCAGCGTGGCGATCGCCCGCCAGGCTACGTCCCACGTCATGCCCGACGTCATGCGCCGGTCACCCGGTAACGGAACACCCGCCGGGGCGGGCCTTGCATCCGCTGGTACGGCACGCGCGCCGCGCGCGCCTCCTGCTTGGCGAAGTAAATGCGCGCCCGGACGTCCTCGTCCGTCTCCATCTCGCGTTCGACTATGCCCGCGGCCAGCATCTCTAAGAGTTGCTTTGAGACGTGGGCGGGGCTCATGTCAAGCCAGACGGCAAGCTGGGCGGCAGTGCACCACCGGTCGCCCATGCGGGCTACGATGTCGGCTTTGGTGTCGTCCGTTGACCGCCGGGGGATGATCTTGCTCAGGCTCACTAGGCGCTCCTGCGGTGAATGACGCCCCGGGCGTCCCGCACGATGACCGGCTCCTTGATCGCGGCGTCTCCCCACCCCAGCAGGTGGTACAGGATTCTGGTGTGGGTGCGGTGCTCGGCCATGGTCCACTGCTCGTAGGGCTTGCCCCACTCGCGCTCCAGCCGCACGCGGGTGAAGTCAAACGGGTTCTTGGGGGTCCAGCCGCCCGGGGGCTCCTCGGCTACCATCTTGGCCTGCATCGGCCCGTTGCCGCGCAAGCCATACCGCTTGGTGTCCCGCAGCCGGTGGCACTCCAGGCACCGCCAGCAGCCGGTCAGCGGGCGGTTGGGGCGGTCGCGCACGTAGTACGCCAGCCGGTCGGGCGGGTGGTTGTGCAGGCAGATCGGTTGCGACCGGCGCAGCGCCAGATACCGCCCGTCCGCGTCCAGGCGTGGCCGCGGCACCCAATCCGGCGCAGTGGTCAGGCTATAGCGGACGGTCGGCATGGTCAGCGCCCGCCGAACACGTCCGCGCAGGCGACCGCGCCCGCGTCGGTCAGGCCGTACAGGGCCAGCGTGCCGCGCCCGCTGCGGCGCGGCTTGTGGATCTGCACCACGAGCCCGCGGTGGCGGAGCTGCGCGAGGTTGGCGCTGGTCGACTCGGTGGTGGCGTTCAGGATTTCGGCCAGCTCGCCGCACGAGATGAACGGGCAATCGGGGCGGCTGGCGTCCTGCGCCGTAATCCAGAGCTGCCGGGCAAGCCGCCCCATCTTGGTGAACGGGTGCGGCACGAACTGCCGCGTGCGCGAGGCCGCGGTGGCGGCGGCGGGCTCGGTCACGGTCTCGGGGATGGTTTCGAGGTCGGTCATGGTCAGCGGACGCGGAGGGATTGGGTGGTGATGAGCGTGGCGCCGTCGATAGTCTCGCCACGCTTGAGGGCGTCCCGGATGGCGGTCTTATCCGGCTCGCGCTGCTCGGGGATGGTGCGCACGTACTGCGGGGGCAGGGCGTCCGCGCCCACGGTCAGGGTGACACTGGGCGGGTTGTTCTGCACCGCCAGGGTGAACAGGTCGCCCGACACCTTGGGGCGCTCCATGCGCTGGAGCGCCAGCAGGCCGTACTGCTTGAGCTTGGCGGTGCGGGCGATCACGGCCCGGCGGCGGGCGGTCAGGCGGGTGATCTCCGCGGCCAGCGCCTCGTCCTGCGCCTCCAGCCCGCGCAGGTAGCCGCCGAAGGCGTCGGCCTTGGTGGCCAGCTTGCCCGCCAGCTCGGTGGCCAACGCCTCGGCCTCGTCAGTCCACTCGCCGTCGTCCATGGCCAGCAGGTCGTCCAGCGCCACGGCCTCCTCGGCCAAGTCGTACAGGTGCAGGGCGGTCATCAGCGGGTCTCCGGGGTGTGGTCGGTGGTGGTCAGGGAGGCGGGGGGGTGGCTGCCGGGGCGGACGGCCACCCACACCTGCTGGCGGTCGCGGATGCCGGCAGGGGCCACGAGCCCCATGCGGGTCAGCTCGGTGCGGCGCTTGCGGGCGGTGGACGGGCGCAGGTCGTCAAACGCCTGGGCGTTGTCCAGCTCGTCGTCGGTCAGGCCGCGGGAGCCCACGGCGACGAGGTAGGTCAGCACCCGGGCCTGCGTGGCGCTCAGGCGCTGGCCCACGCGGGCGGCGGCGGCGTGGCTGGTGGCCGGATCGTCCCGGCGCACCAGCGAGCGGACCGCGGTGGTGATGCAGTCGACGGGGCGCATCAGAACGGCAAGCTCCCGCCAAGGGTGTCGATGTCGCCTTCGTGTGCGTGCAGCCCGCTGCCGTCCGCGGCTTGACGAGACGCCTGAATAGCGTCGATGGCGGCAAGGATAAACCCGTTCCCCTTATCCTGCGCCCACGCGCGCAGCTTGTCCAACCGGTCGTCCTCCATATCGGCAAGCAACTGTCCTTTGAGCTCTACCGTATTCGCCTTGGCGAGGCTCATGCCCTCGGGCGGCGGGGTGGTCGGCACCCGGTCGTGCAGCCGCTGGCCCGGGGCAGGCGCGGCGGGCGCGGGCTTCGCCTGGGGCTTGGCGGGCGGGGCCTTGGCCGCGGCGTTGCCGTCGTCGTCCTCGTCCGTGGACAGCGCCAGCAGGGCCGAGATGCCATAGCGGCGACCGTAGGACAGCGCCGAGCCGAGCCCGTGGGCGTCCCCCTTGGCCACCGGCACCGGCACCACGGACGCCAGCCACTCGCCCGAAGTATGCAGCAAGCGGGTCTCGAGCATGATGCCCACCAGCCGCCCGCCCTCGCCCGTCTCGGGGTGGACCACGCCCTGCACCACGGCCAGCCCGTGCGCGGCCAGCGCGGGGCGTACCGTCTCCATGATGCCGTCCAGCGTGGCGTAGCGGCTGCGGAAGGCGGGGTTCTTGCCGTCCTTGGCGATGGGCTTCAGGCCCGCCTGCGCGGCCACCAGCGCAGCGCACAGGGTCGCGGTCGTCTCGGAGCTGGTCACGGCTGGGCCTCGCGGGTCTCGGGGCGGCGCCGCGCCAGCTCCAGCACCGGGGTGTGGAAGGAGCCGTGCTCGCGGGCGTATGCGGCACGCTCGACGTCGGCGCGGGCACAGCCCCACAGCTCGGGGCGCTCGGACCAGTCGAGCGTATCGCGGCGGGACCACTCGGTGGGGATATACCCGATCATCCGGTGGGCCGTGTCCACGGCGTGCCGCGCCGCCTCCAGCGCCGTGATGGCGGCGTACAGCTCATCGTAGGCGGCAGTAATGATGGCGTGGACGGGCTCGCGCTCCTCCAGGGCGATGCGGTAGTCGCCGGTCACCTGCTGGGCGGTCGGGCGGCGCACGGCGAGGATGCGGGCGGCAGTCATTGCCAGGGCGATGCCGCGGGCCATGTCCTCCCGGGCGCCGCGGATGTCCTCGCTCCACCGCAGCATGGTGCGCCCGGCGAGCGGGCCGTGCGTGGCCTCGCTAGGGATGGTGTGGCCGGTCATGCCCAGCCCCCGGCGGCGGTGGTGGCCTCGTAGGCCTCGCGGCTGTCCTCGGCGCGGCGGTACGCCAGCTCGTCGGCGATGGCGCGGCGCTCGGCCTTGAGCTGGTCCAACGTGGCGGGGAAGTAGACGCCCGCCGCGTTGATCTCGTGGGTCAGGAAGGCCACGCGCTGAAGCAGCGTGTTGCTGTGGGCGCGTGTGATCTCGTGCTTGGTCATGGTGCGTCTCCCGTGGTGGTGGTGCGTGGCGCCCGACAGGCGGGCCGAGCGCCGTCCCTAGTATTGCACTAACTCTAGAAAAGCGCAATAGGCAATGTAGCGTCAGTCGCTGCTGTCGATGTGGACCACCAGCCCGCAGACCTGGCAGGTCCAATCGGTGATGCAGCGGCCCAGCTTGTGTTCGGACCACAGCCCCACCGGACGGTGGGACGGCCAGCCATGGTGGACGCCGTCCTTGCACGCGGGCATGGGGGTCGTGGCGAAGTTGGCGGTCCAGCGGCGTCCGACGTTCGGCTTGTCGGTCACGCGTCCTCCGTGCAAAACAGACGGCGAAACTCGGCAGCCTGCACATCCCCTGCCGCATCCCTTGCCGCATCCCCTGCCGCATTCCCTGCCGCAGCCCATGCCGCAGCCCATGCCGCAGCCCCTGCCGCAGCCCCTGCCGCAT